AGAATTAGCAAACTATCAGCTTACTGATAAGCAATTAAAATGCCATGATGAAATCATCTATAGAGAGAGTAGATGGGACTATAAAGCAGTAGGTAACCTCAAAGGTACTAAGAGAGTCTATGGGCTTTATCAGATGAAGACCGAGAGCCTTAAGAGATCAACGCCTATTAAACAATTCTGGATGTATTGGCATTATGTAGCACATAGGTACGGGCATACTGAATATGATGAGCCTGCATATTGTAATGCGCTACATCATCTAAAGACTAAAGGATGGCAGTAATGCCTAGAAATAACCTCACTCAAAAGCAGAGAGATTTCATTCATGAGAACGCCTCGATGGGCGGTAATTGGTTAGCTGCGCAACTACTCGTTGATCGAGCAGCAATCTATCAATATGCTACAGATGCCAAGATAAGCGTTAAAAAAGGCGGTAAGCCAGATGCTAAAGATAGAGCTGTACAGAAGCTCAAAAGGACATGCATGACATGGCCTAGAAAGCATCATTATTATAAGAAGCTACTCGTAGAACGAGATGGCCTTAGATGCCATTACTGCGATGTAGTCATGGCATACAAGGATGCACAGATAGACCACATTCTAGCCAAGGCTAGGGGTGGCACAGATGCACCATCCAACCTAGTGCTAGCATGTGCTATGTGTAATCATGTTAAGAGTACGTTGTGCTACACATGTCCAGAGTTTAGAGATAACATTGCCAAAAGATCCTAGAGATAGTAGAGCTTATAGAGCCAGACGCCTTGAGGTGTTGGCTCGTGATCAATGGACCTGCTTCTATTGCATGCAACCTGCAACCACGGTCGATCACGTGATTCCAATCAAAGACGGAGGTGATCCACTTGCCTACGATAACCTCGTCTCATGCTGCAGCACCTGCAACTCACGCAAGGGATCACGCTCACAAGGCTCTTTTTTAGCACGCACGTTCACCCCCCCTGTCTTTTCTGGCAATATGTACCCGATGAAGTCCAGAACGATGCCGGACAGTCCCTTTACAGCCCGACCAGTCACAGACAGTCCTGACTAGTGGCAGCTCGTAAGCAAGCCCTACGAGGGGCAATCAAAGCAAGGCTTCACAGTCCACTTCTCAAGGGTAAAACCCGAGCCGATGAGGTTGCCAAGATGGCCGAGGACTTAGGCATGCCTTTAATGCCGTGGCAGAAGTGGGTCCTTGATGACATGATGAGGATTGACGCTAAAGGTAATTACATTCGCAAGACTTCACTGCTATTAGTAGCTCGCCAGAATGGCAAGTCCCATCTAGGACGCATGCGTGTCATCTGGGGCCTGTTCTATGGCGGCGAGATGAAGCACCTGATCATGTCTTCCAACAGAGCGACTGCCCTCATGACCTTCCGAGAGATCGCATGGATCATCGAGAATGCGCCACACTTAAAGACCGGAACTAAAGCGATTCGCTACGCTAACGGCGGAGAGCGCATCGAGCTACTTAACGGGGCAACGCTTGACCTCGTATCAGACACCCGAGACTCATCGCGTGGACGCACCGCTGACTTTCTCTGGATCGATGAAGTTCGAGAGATATCTAAAGACGGCTACACGGCTGCGATCCCTACAACTCGCGCCAGACCTAACAGCCAAACCTTTTTGAGTAGCAATGCTGGCGATGCCTTCTCTGAGACGCTTAACAATCTGCGAGAGAGAGCCCTTTCAGCACCGCCTAAGTCTTTTGGATTTTATGAATACTCAGCACCGCAATACTGCAAGATCACAGACCGCAATGGATGGGCGTTCGCCAATCCTGCACTAGGCCACACGATAACCGAGGAGTCACTTGAAGAAGCTGTTGCAACTAATAAAATTGAAGACACTAGAACAGAGCTTCTATGTCAATGGATTGATTCTTTACAAAGTCCGTGGCCTCATGGAATTCTTGAGGCGACCTCCGATGCCACGCTCCAGATTCCGATCGGTGGCTATACAGTCTTTGGCTTCGATGTATCTCCATCTCGCCGCAATGCAAGCCTCGTTGCTGGTCAGATTATGGGAGATGGAAGGATCGGTGTCGGTATCTTGCAGACGTGGGAGTCGCAAGTCTCGGTAGATGACCTAAAGATCGCAGCTGAGATCAAGGGATGGGCTGATCAATATCGTCCAAAAATGATCTGTTACGACAAGTACACGACGCAATCGATCGCTGAGAGATTGACTAATGCAGGACAGATAACTCAGGATGTATCAGGCCAGCAGTTCTATCAGGCTTGCTCTGATCTTCTCGATGGCATGGTCAATGGTCGAGTAGTCCATAACGGGCAAGAAGAATTAATTAAACAGATGAATAACTGCGCGGCAAAAACTAATGACTCGAGCTGGCGCATCGTAAAGCGTAAGAGCGCTGGCGATGTATCCGCACCGATCTCTTTAGCAATGGTCGTATCGATGCTATTGAAGCCACAACAGGTAGCGGCTATATACACAGAATAAACTACATGTAGTGTATAATTGCCCTCTATGGGTATCCTTTCGCGCCTCACAGGTGCAACACCGAAGGTCAACGTCGAAGCGCAATACGCACCGCAGGTTCTCGGTGAGTATTCGCCTTATGCGATGCCGTTCCAATTCGCTTACGTCGGACGCACAGAAGCAATGGGAGTTCCGGCACTAGCTCGATGCCGCAACCTTCTCGCTGGCACAATCGGCACGATCCCTCTCGAACTTTATAAGAAGTCAACAGGCGAAGAATTAGGCAAGCCACTATGGCTTGATCAACCTTCTTACTCTCAACCTCGTTCAGTAACTATTGCTTACACAGTCGACTCACTTCTATTCTACGGACAGGCATTCTGGCAAGTAGTAGAGACTTATCAAGAAGACGGGCGTCCATCTCGATTCGAGTGGATCGCTAACAGCCGCGTTACAGCTACTCTCGATCGCGATAACGTTTTCGTAAAGTCTTACGCCATCGATGGCACGACAGTACCAATGGACGGCCTTGGATCTCTAATAACATTCCAATCACTCAGCGATGGCATTCTCAACACGGGAACTTCCACAATTCGCGCAGCTCTAGACATCCAGAAAGCCAGTGTTATTGCAGCGGCCACGCCAATGGCTTCTGGTTATCTTAAGAATACAGGTGCGGATCTACCTCCTGTAGAAGTCCAAGGATTACTTGCAGCATGGAAGTCTGCCCGTCAAAATCGTTCTACGGCTTATCTAACATCTACTCTCAATTATGAGACAGTCGGATTCAGCCCTAAAGACATGATGTACAACGAGGCAATCCAGAACCTTGCAACCGAAATTGCTCGCCTCTGCAACGTCCCACCTTATTACGTCTCAGCCGATCAGAACACCACAATGACCTACGCGAACGTGCAAGACGAGAGACTTCAGTTTCTGACTCTATCCTTGCAGCCGTTCGTTTCTGCCATCGAGGATCGTCTATCAATGGACGACATCACAGCTCGCGGTAACATCGTGAAGTTCGATCTTGATAGCAATTATCTACGCACAGATCCACTCAAAGAACTTTCAATCATTCGCGAACTTCTTGATCTCCAGTTAATTACACAGGAACAAGCGATGGAGATGACAGACCTAACACCTAATGGAAGCGAAGGCATGCAATGAAAGAGATGCTCACATTCTCAGCAGAACTCACAGCAGATGCGTCGGAGCGCACTATCTCTGGAAAGATCGTTCCCTTTAATGGCGAAGTAGGCAACACATCTGCCGGAGCCGTTGTCTTTGAGCGTGGCGCGATTAATATCGCTGACTCATCTAAAGTGAAGCTCCTTCTGGAGCATGATCCAAAGCAGCCAATCGGCCGCGCTCAATTCTTTAATGAAACAGAAGACGGAATCTTCGCTTCTTTCAAGATTTCTAAATCATCACGCGGCACAGATGCTCTCATCGAAGCCAGCGAAGAACTCCGCACTGGTCTATCAGTCGGAGTCATGGTCAATGCAGCCAAGCCAAAGAACGGCGTGCTGTACGTGTCGAGTGCTGACCTACTCGAAGTAAGTTTGGTTCAGGCAGCAGCCTTTAAGTCTGCGGCCGTAACCGATATCGCGGCGTCTGAAGATGAAGCCGTTGAAGAAACCCTACCAACAGAAAGCGAGACAGCCACAGTGGAAAACACTCCAGCAGTCGAAGCAACACCAACAGTTGAGGCTGCCGCAGTTGAAGCTGCTCGCCCTGCTGTAACAGCAATGGCTTACACAAAGCCACGTATCGAAGTAACAGCTGCTAAGTACGCAGAGAACTCAATTCGCGCAGCACTTGGCGACGATTCAGCACGTCAGTACATCGCAGCAGCAGACAACACAACCGACAACGCTGGTCTAGTACCAACACGTCAACTTTCAGAGATCATCAACCCTCTCGGAACGACCATCCGCCCATCTATCGACGCAATCTCTCGTGGAGTGCTTCCAGATGCAGGTATGACATTCGAGATTCCTAAGATCACGGCTATGCCAACAGTTGCAGTTGCAGCTGAAGACGCAGCATTCTCTAACACAGATCAGAACTCTGCCTTCTTGAGCGTCAGTGTGGCCAAGTACGCAGGACAACAGGTCTTCTCAGTAGAATTGCTAGATCGTACATCTCCAGCGTTCTTCGATGAACTCGTTCGCAACATGGCAGCGGCTTATGCTAAGTCAACTAACGCAGCAGTAAACGCAGCACTCATCACAGGTGCAACAGTTGATGCAACAGGCGTCGCAACTTATCCAACAGCAGCAGAACTCCTCGGAATCGTTGCTCGCGGATCAGCTTCTGTCTATGGAGCAACAGCAGGACTTCCAAATCCATTCGCTCGTAACATGATCGTAAGCACAGGACAATGGTCTAACATCATGTCTCTAAACGATGCAGGCCGCCCAATCTACACAGCGTCTCAGCCAATGAACGCAGGCGGAGTTGTAGCACCTACATCACTCACAGGTAACGTCGCAGGTCTTAACCTCTACGTCGATCCAACTAACGCTGGCGATGGCGATGGAACTATCCTCATCGTTAACCCAGATGCTTACACATGGTACGAGTCACCAACTTACCGCCTACGCGCTGAATCAACAGCAGCAGGACAGGTAACAATCGGCTACTACGGCTACGGCGCAATCGCAACTAAGGTTGCAGCTGGCGCATTCCAGAACAACAAGTCGTAAGCACCCCTTAAGTCGCTGGCGGCGGAGTGCCCTTCTCCGCCGCCAGTCTTTAGAAAGGTAACAGCATGGCATTGACTACGATTGCAGAACTCCGCGCCGCCTTAGGTGTTGGATCGCTGTATGCTGACGCCACGTTGCAGGAAGTAGTAGATGCCGCTGATAACGTCCTTCTGCCTTTTATCTGGAATAATGACACTTTCAACATCGCTCATTCTTCTACGGCTACAACCGCCACTCTTTACTTTGATCAAGATGTTCACCACACTTTTTACGTCGGTCAGACTGTAGTTGTCTCAGGCAATGAGGCACACCTAAACGGCTCGAAGACAATTACAGCCGTAGGCACGAATACGATTACCTACACAATTAACAATGGCACAGTCCGCCCTTATCATGAGGTTAATCCTTATGGCACAGTAGCAGCGGCAGAGACTTTAGACCCTTCAGCAGTTCCGGCAATTCAAGAAGCTGCGCTTATGGTTTCGATTGATATCTGGCAATCTCGCCAAGCCCCATCATCTGGCGGAGTAACAATCGACGGCTATCAGCCAAGCCCTTACAGAATGGGTAATACACTTCTCGCTCGTGTTCGCGGCTTGCTCGCTCCATATCTTGATCCGAGATCGATGGTGGGCTAATGGCCGCTATCTCAACACTCCGCGCAGGTATCGCAGCAGCTCTTACTGACAATACAAAATATTCAGTCTTCTCATTCCCGCCTGCAACACCGATCGCGAATAGCGTGATCGTAGCCCCAGCAGATCCCTACATCTCGCCATCTAACGGCTGGCATGCATCTATCTCGCCTATGGCTAACTTTATTTTGACCATCCTTGTGCCCTTGCTCGATAACGAGGGTAATCTCAATGGAATTGAAGATGACGTAGTGCGAGTATTTAACTTGCTCGCGGCATCCTCATACACCTACAACGTCACAGATGTATCGGCTCCAGCCGTACTCAGTGCCGTCTCTGGTGATCTACTAACCTGCAATATAAATATCTCAGTCCTAACGAGTTGGAGCTAAAATGTCCGAGTGGGAAAAAGAGCAAGAAGCCTTCCTGATCAAGATCGGGCAGGTAGCACCATCAACACCTAAGCCAGTAACTACTAAGAAAGA